TTGCGGAACGGCACATAGTTTGCCCCTGGTGCGGGACGATTGCCGAGAACAAGCCGGGCAAATGGGCTCCGGAGTATGTCCAGTCCGTGCTTGACGTCATGTCGTGCCGGAACCTTCAGCTAGTCGAGCACTATTTCGGCGATGCGCTCTTGTGCATTTCGGGCGTGCTCCGCGGACTCTTCGTGGCGCGCGACGGTTATGAGCTCATCGCGTCGGACTATAGCGCCATTGAGGCGGTGGTTATCGCCATGATGGCCGGCGAGCAATGGCGCATCGATGCATTCCGGGACAACCTCCCGATCTATTATTTGAGCGCGTCCAAGATCACGGGCACACCGCTCGATGTGTATCTTGAGCACAAGGCGCGGACCGGCGCGCATCACCCTGACCGGCAAAAGATCGGCAAGGTGGCAGAGCTCGGGCTTGGTTTTGGGGGTTGGCTGGCCGCCTGGCTCCGGTTCGATGACTCCGGGACGTTCACCGAAGACGAGATCAAGGGCCACATTCTGGCGTGGCGCGAGGCGTCGCCGGCAATTGTCGAGATGTGGGGCGGCCAGCACCGCGGACGTCCGTGGGATCGTGACCGTCGGCAAGAGTATTATGGCGTCGAAGGCATGGCGATCCTAGCCATTCTGCACCCTGGCGCGACGTTCGATTATCGCGGGATCAAATTCTATATGCGAGGCGACGCGCTGATCATCCGGCTCTTGTCGGGGCGCGAACTTACCTATCACAATCCGCGCCTAAGCCCGTCGCAACGTGATCCGAGCGAATATGCGATCACCTACAACACGTGGAACAGCAACCCGCAATATGGTCCCATGGGTTGGGTCACGATGCAGACCTATGGGGGCCGGCTGACAGAAAATATCGTCCAGGCCACCGCACATGACATTCAGCGCCATAGCATCAAGCTATTGCGTCTCGCCGGGTATCCGATGGTTCTGCACGTCTATGACGAAAACGTCGGCGAGGTGCCGATTGGCGCGGGGAGCATCGAGGAATTCGAAAGGCTCATGATGGTCATGCCCGAGTGGGCGCACGATTGGCCGATTCGCGCCGCCGGGGGTTGGCGCGGTCGGCGCTATCGCAAGGTGGACTAAAGGTCCGCCGCGATCCATCCGAGCTCTTGTTTGATCGCCACGACAAGCGCCGGATTGCGGCCGGCCGCCTTGTCTTCCCGCGCCCATTCGCTTTCGAGCGCGCACATTTGCGCAAAGGCATAGCGGGTCTGTTCGGTCGGCTTGCGACGGCCGCGCGCCCACACGGCCAGAAGCGGCCCCATCACGACGCCCCGCTTGCACTGGACGTTGTAGAAGCGTGTCTTGTGCGCGGGCGTGCAAAAGACCTGGCGATGGTGTTTGCGGGCGAACGAAGCGCCACACTCGGGGCATGTGTTTTCCATGCCCAAAGCGTCTATCGTATTATACGCACCGCCGTCAAGCCATACCGAAGGCGATGTAGTCAATATAAAGGTCTTGGACCAGCGTGCCCCACTCCTGCGCCCACAGAGTGCATCCGGATGTGCTTATGCTGCCGTCGAGCACATAGACGGCAAAAGCGCCATTCGTGCTATTGAGGGGCTGGTTGCGACCGATGGGAAAGACATACGGCGTGCCAGAACCGAATGCCTGGTCAAAGGATACCGAGCCGCCATTGCCTGCGGCCCCCGTGATATTGCCGACGTGCAGCGTTCCGAAATTGATCAAGAAAGCGCCAATCCGAATATGCCCTGCTGAATTGAGGTTCGGGATCGTTCCGGAAATGTTGAGAAGCGCCAGGACTTGCGAAACGGTGAGGTCCGCCGCGTCCGCCGTGCCGCCGGTATTGTTGCCCTTGAGGGTCGCCGCGGCCATTTGCGCGAGCTTGGCGTTGGAGACCGCGTGCGCCGCAAGCTTGGCCGTGGTCACGCTGCCATCCGCCACCGCGTTAAGCACCGTCCAGCCCGCGCCCGAGGCGTTGGGGTCCGTCGTGTTGTTCTCTGACGTGTTGAGGTAGAGGAAGGAATAGCTGTTGTCGATTAGGATCGCGCCCTTCGGGTAGCCCCCGATGGTCGTGGCAAAGGTCGAGTCAAAGGGAACCGGGCCGCCGGCCGCAAACCATTGGTCCCATGACGTGATTTGATAGAATAGCCCGTTGAAGTCCTTGCCGGCCGGCGGAATGCCCCCGCTGGCCGCTGGCGTGAAGCAGACGGGCGGAAAGCCTGTGTCCAGCGCCGCGCGCCCGGAAGCGCCCGTTGTGGCCGGGACGGGTGTCGATATGTATCCGCCGCCGGCGCTATGCGCGAACGGTGCAGCAAATTTGACCGGAATGCCCGAGGACTGCATGGTTCACCTATGGGGTCACGACGTTAAACGAAACGCCGGCGGGTTGCGGAAGGGCTCCCGAGCTCTGCACGATGAAGAGCTCAACAAGCGACAGCGTGAACAAAAATTTGAAAGTGAAGGTCATGTCGAGGTTGTCCACGACGTAGCAATTGCCCCGGCCGGGAAACAGGTTCAACAAGATTTGATTAATCGACGGCGCGGACACGACGCAGATATTGGCCAGCGCTTTGGCTAGGATCAGCAGACGGAACGCCGAATCGTCCAGCGTAAGCGGGATGGTCGTCGCCGCGCCGGGCGTGTAGAAAATGCCTTCCCCAAAATCGTAGGCGTTCCACCGCCCCGCCTCGCCGAAACCTAGATAGACCTGGCTGATTTGCACGACACGCGACACGCCGACGATGCGACCCCATACGTCAAGGCCCCATCCTTCCGCCGTGTCCACATTCCACGCCATGTTGTAGAAACTATTTATGTTCGCGGACGGGTCTATGTAAGCATTCATATTCTGGATCAATTGATTCAGAATAGGGCTTGCGCCGTATTGCGAAATGATTGTTTGCTCGACGTCAATCATGATCAGACTAGCGCCACAACAATATCGCTTGCGGAGATTGTGGGGACTTGATTGATCGGAACATCGACGTATGTGCTTGACGGAGTGCTTGTGCCGATCTGAAGGCTAATGATTTGAGCCCAGGCCCCGAGCGCTGCGACGGGTTGAAAAAAGCGAAGCGCCAAAATCTCTGAGCCAATTCGCGCCCGCGGGCCGCCGTCATCGCCCGCAAAAGCGGCAATGATCGCGTCCTGAATTTGGTCGAGATAGTCGCCGGGAACCGCCGGGCTGTTGCGGATCGTCAAACCGAATTTGATGGGGAGCGACGTCGGACGCTCAAAAGTGACGGAATATGTCGGGTATGGGACGGCATAGCCGCTCCGACTGTCCGTGACCGTCACGGTGGTGTTGCCATTGTAGGCGCACCCGACGGACTTGCGCGACCATATCGCCGTTGCCACGTCGAGGTCGGTTCCGCCGGCCACCGACGCATAGAGGGAATGGGCCGCCACGCTCACCCCGCCAATGGAGATTGAACCCGCCGTCACGTTTTCCGTGACATAGGCGTCGAGGACGCCAGGGACGGCCAGTATGGCCCCGAGAATGGACGGGAGGGAGCCTAGCGCATTGGCCGCTACGCTTTGCTCTCGACGCGCTTCGAAGGCCGCACGCCCCTCCACGTCGGAACCGAGCACGCCTTCCGTCGCATTGGTAACGCTGTCCCATCCGGGAATGGCTTGATAGATCGTCGAGAGCGCCCCGACGGCGCACGGGATCGCGCCGGTGGCCGTGCAGACAAATTGAATATCGACCGAGCCGCCGGCCCCTATCGTTCCCGGCCCCGACGCGGCATAGCGATTGCCGCCCGTATCGACGGCCAGCGCGCCCGTGGGGATCACGACGCCAGGCAGTCCGGTGCAAGTGCCGATGACGACGGTCGAGCTTGCCGGGTTGCGCGTCAGAAAGTAGATGCGGCCAATGGCGTCCTGAAAGCGACCGTCCGCATAGGCCGGGTCAATCCCGTTGGCGATGGTCAGGAAAGCGTCGTTTGCGTCGGCAATGATGGCCGCCGTCGAGCTCGCCAATTGTCCTTGAGGCGTGTCTAGCTGAGTGTTGAGGTTGCCCCCGAAGGCCGTGTTGTAGTCGGCCAGGACGCCCGCCAGAATCGCCGACTCCGCCGGCGCGACGAAGCCGCTGGCTCCGAAAGTGATTGTGGGGACGCTGGTTGTCATGTTGTGCCCACGAAAATGACGGGTAGGCCGCTGCTACCCACGAAAGTGATGACGCCTTCGGGCGTGCCAACGAAAGTTAGCACGCCCCACACGACTTCGCCACCGAAGCGAGACGACGCGGCGGCGCTTGGGGTCATGTACGAGAATTGAATTTGGCCGGTCAGCCCGCGATTGTTGATCGCATTGAAATAGACTTGCGCCGAAATGACTTCCGGAACCGTGAGCGCCGCCGTGACAAACAGTTGCTTGATCAATTCGAGCGGCGTGTTTTGCCCGAGCACTTGCGCGAAATAGGGGACGCCCTCGCCAGCGTCATACCAGAGTTCGCCAAGGAACAGGCGCACCGCGCTCGCGACGTCTTGCGCGACACTGTAAGGGTCCGACGCCAAAGCGATATTGCCTTGCACGTCGAGAACCAAGTCCCACGTATTGCGATCCAGCAGAAGCGTTTGCATTCAAACCCCCGTGACCTTGGTGGCGTTGCTCCCGTCGCTACGTTTGAGCGCCAGGCCGCCGGCCCCGCCTAGCGCGCTCGAACCCGACACGTCGAGATCGCCCGTCACCTTAAGATGTCCCACAATGTCAATCTCCGGAGCGGTCAGCGTGACCTTGGCTGTCGAGGTCAAATATGCCCCATCCGCGGCCAGATGCAAAAATTGTGTCGCCGCACCGTTGAGCAAACCGCCTAAATAGATGCCGTCGGCCCAATCATAGCGACGAAACGATCCGGGCGGCCCTGGCGCTTTTGTCGCCTTCACGGCGGAAATGTCGTTATGACAAAACAGGCATAGACCAATGTCGCCGACTTGCGGGTCAATGATCACGGCGGACGCGCCGGCCTGAAGCCGAAAAAACGGGAGGTCGTATATTGTCCCGTGCGCGGTCGTGTTGCCCTGCCCGTCGATTTGAGCGACAAGCGGTTGCACCGCGACGCGGGTCGCCGTCGCCTCTTTCACCACCGCCAGGGTTGCCGTCGCAAGCCGGTTGATGATTTGCGAGATGATGAATTCTTGCACGCCGTAATCTGACGTCGTCGATTCGGGACGCTGCTGGCCGATGTAGCCTTGATTGCTCATAGGGCTTCAAGCCTCCCACCGATGTTGCAGAACCATTTGCCGCCCGGCGTTTCGCTTTCAAGCTCATAGGTCAGGTCGTATATGGTCCAAACCTTATTCGCCGGCGTGACGGATGATCGCAATTCAAACTGGCCGTTGAATGACAGTCCCGGATTGTAGAGCGTCGTCACGGCGACGCCCTGATCACTGAAGCGCGGATATTTCACTAAGCCCGTCTCGGGCGAAATGACCGGGATCAGGCCGCCGCGAGCCGAACCCTTCGGCCAGATTTCCACCGCGTCGCCATTAGGGCCGCCATTGGTGAGCGCGAAGATATTGGCGTCCCGGCAAACCTTGCGAAGCTGGTCAATTGACGTGCCGGGGAAATAGCTAGGCCCGAGTCGCACCGTGACCCCGTGGTTAACAAAGGGCTTTCCCATGGCCGCGGCGATCTGAGCGCATATGGTCGCCACGTCGCCGCCTTGGGGAAATGACGCCGGCGCGACGGGCTTTGTGAGATCAACCAGGCCGTTGAGCGCCGACACAGTCAAGGCGACGTTGGGCATGTTTTCAAAATCGGCATATGCGCTGTAGATCGTGCCGGTGAAAACTTGCGACATTCCCGACACGTCGTCGCCGGCGGAAAGGCTGATCGTATTGTCGCGGATGGCGGCCAAGGGCTTGCCGAGCCGGGTCAACTGGTTGAGCAGGGAAAGCGACATTCCCCAAACGCGGATATTGGCCCGGTCCAACGTCGGAAGCGAACCTTTTGAGATCGATGCGGCGACCTTGAGCCCGGTAAGGGTCACGGTGTTTGCCGATCCGGCCGGGTCTTCGCCGAAGCTGCCGGTCCCAAGCGTGATGGTGACGTCGATTTTGCGTTTGATCAGGCTCATGACGGGGGCAGATACGCCAGAATCCACCGCGCTCCGAGGCCCGTGTAAGCGGGATCGTCAACGCCTTGAGTGTCGAAAAAAGACAGGTCGCCAATGAAACCAAGATACGCGTCGCGAATGAGCTTGCAGGAATTGCGCGCGATGCGCCCCTGCGTGATCGGCGCGTCATTGACGAAGACATCAACAAAAAGGCTTGCGCCCTTCTGATAAATGTTAATTCGGGTCTGCTGGCCGGCAAGCTGCACGGTGAGCGTCTGATTGGGCGTTGCGGCAAGGGGAATGATTTGAGCGGTCATTGTGGCCCCGTCCCCATGGCGGCCGCCTGGCTTTTCGTAGGCGTTTGGGTTTGCACCTGGCCCGTGTCTTGCGTGGCCGCCGCGCTTGCGCTCTTGACTAGGGTAAAGGCCGCACGCGCGGCCGACCGGACTTCCTTGAGCCGCACGCGCGCCGTGATCAGCCCCGCGCCTTTGTCCGACGCCCGGTCAAAATCATAGTCCACCACCGAGGCTTGGTGATAGGACTTCTCGGGCATGACGACTTGGTAAGTGTCGGTCGAGGCGCGAAGCGTTTCCAGCGTGTCGAGGAACGCCTTGCGCTCTGCCGACGATCCGCCCTTGTTCATCGAGATTGTCGCCTCGTAGGGACGCTCGACCTTGTTGTAGCTTTCGAACGCGCCTTTCTCGACGGGGTATTCGGGAATGTCGCTTTCTTTGCGGAAGTCGAGCTCAACCACCGAATCGACGACAATGACCGGCGCACCGTCATGATCGTAAATTCCCCAATATTGCGGGCCGGCCGATTTGATGGCGCTTGGCGCGTCACTCGTCAAAACGCCATTTGTCAGCTTGCCCGCAATATTGGAGATCGATGCCGAAAGCGCTCCGGAAAGCGTCCCGGTGGTCCCGTCCAGAGACGTGGCCGTCAGGATGCCCTTGATTGTGCCAGAGAGCGGCCCCGACAGGCTTCCAGAGAATTGGAAGGTATTCAGGTCCACGACGCCACGAAGCGCGCCTGTGATGGTCTGGACGACGCCAGAAGCTTGGCTGAGCGTGCCGACCACCAGGCCGGCGAGGTTCCCGTTGGAAAGGTTCGCCTGGCCGGTAAAAAGGCCCGACAGCGTGTCGAGCGCCGCGCCAGCCTGGCGAGCAATCGGAGGAACGCCAGGAACGTCCGGAATGTTAGGGAATGTGGTCACGGGGTCTGCCCCGTGTTCGCTTGCGCGGCCATGGACTGTCGAAGCATTTCAGCGTTGAAGTCCGCGGCGATGCCCGCGGCGTCGGTCGCTTGCGTGTTGATGGTCACGGGGCCGGTGTTGACCGTGACGTCGGCCGACCCGGCCCCGAGCGCGCGATTGCCCCGCATAAGGTCGCCCGCGACTTCGCCTTCGCCCGGACGCATATAATCTTTGACGTAAGCGGCCATCGACCCTTGCGCATTGCCGGCCCCGAGAATGCGACCGTAGGCGCGTTTTTCCGGGCCGTTGAATTCTTGGATCATCCAGGCGAGTTGATCCGTCATGGACGAAGACCCCCAGTCTTTGCCGGTCGCCTTGCGATATGCCGCCTGTCGAGCGCCGGTAAGTTGCAGCAGCCCATGGGCGTGCGATCCATCGCCGGCCGCCGTGGGGTTGGTCGCTCCGGGATCGAGGCCGCCATTTTCCGCCATCATGCCGGCGACGATGCCGTCAACGGCATATCCGGGGACATTGTGCGACAAAAGGTAATTGCGGATTGCCGCTTTCCGGGCGGCCAGGTTGTTCGGTCGGTCGCTGTTTGCAAGCTGCGTCGGCGTGGCGATGATCGCGCCAGCCGCGGCCGTCACGCCGAGCGGAGACAGCGCCGCGCCCAAAAGCGCCGATCCAATGCCTCCGCCAGCCGTTGCCGCCCCCGCGCCGGCCGCGGCCGCACCGCCGCCTAGCCCGAGAAGCCCACGCACCATTCCCAAGCCGCTTAGCCCCGTCGCGGCGACGCCGGCCAAGAGGATCGCTTTGGTGAGCTCCGGGAATTTCTGAATGCCCTCCGTGACCAACTTGAGCACGCCAGACATGGCCGGCGACCAGTCGGCTAGGAGCGCATTCGCGTCGCCCACTACCGCCTGCGTCAAGTCCGCCCACGATTTTTGCAGGTCGCGAACCTTGGTCACGGCGTCTTGCGACGGCTGGTTTTTCATGGCGTCCGACATGGCCCCGCGCAACGCGCCCTGGCCTTTCATCGCCTGATCGATAGTCGCTTCGTCCAGCCCGAGCATTTGGCCGAACGCGCTGACTTCTTGCGGATTGCGGCCCTGTGCCCATTTGGCGAATTTGTCGATGGCCCCTAGCGCGTTGTCGCCCGACTGAATGCCCGTCTGTTGCGCCGCCGTGATCAGCCCCGTCGAGGCGGTCCCAAAGGTGCGCCACTGGTAAAGCTGCGACGCGAGCCCGGCGACACTTCCGCGCGCCACGTTGGCGTCGCCTCCGTTTTTGGCGATGACGTCGCCGAAGGCCCGGAATTGCGAAACGCTAAGCCCCGCCGCTTTGGCCGCCCGGTCGAGGTTGGAAAACTGGACGACGGTCTTGCCGATGTATTCGGCCAGGCCATTAGCGCCCACCACCGTGGCCACCACGCCGGCGGCGCTTCGGCTGATCTTGGTGAAGCTGTCGGCTATTTCACGGTTGCTCTTTGCCAGGTC